GCCGATTCTTTATGATATCGCCAGAGTAAATATCGGACATTTTAGAAACTCGGCAGATCAAGAGAATAATCTGTCCGTTCATGGCGGCGGCACTTTAGTCGTCTCTACCGATATGAGCCCAGAAGCATTCCAGTCAGCGAATCCTGGCGGCATCACAGTCGGCGAGAACTCTGGGCTGATACTCTCTGAGGGCGGTAAAGCCGAATTGCTACAGCTTGACGCTGCTGGTGCTATCGGCACAGAGATGACCCATAAAGAGCAGATGATGGTTCAGATCGGAGCCAAAATCATCACCAAGACTGGGCAGCGAACAGCAGAAGAGGCTCGAATCCAGGCGACTTCCGAGAACTCGATGCTCGATACAATGGTCGGCAACATGAACGAAGGGCTGACAAAGGTTCTTTATGATTGCCGGGCGTTTATATCTGCTACAGATGCCGAGATAGTGTTTTCTCTGAATGATGATTTCTGGCAAGACAGCATCGCTCCGACAGAGATCATGGCAATGATTCAAGGCAACGACGCTGGGGTGATGCCGAAGATCGATATCGTTCGCCGTCTAATCGATGCTGGATGGATTCAATCCGAGGGCACGGCAGAAGACATTCTTTCCGATATCACTCAAGAGTCGCCTATCTAAATGAGTGCAAACGACTTTCTGCTGGATGCTGGAATCAAGCATCAGATATACGTCCAGCGATACGCGGGCGGGCAGGTGAGGGATTTGGTTAAGTATCTTGATGATGCTCAGGCTGAAATTCTTCGCCAGCTCAAGACCGTGAAAAGCCTGGCAGAAAGTCGAACGCTCAATCGCAAGCTAAATCGAATCGTTCAGTTGCAGCAGGAAGGACTAGCGAAACTCAGCGCCAATCTAACAGATGGGGCAATGGACTTCGCAGAATACGAAGCGGCGTTTGCCGTCAAGACGCTAAACACTGCGGCAACTGTTTCAGTAGCTCTTCCAGCATCTGAGCAGCTGCGAGCACTGGTAACGCAAAGACCGATGCAGCTTGCCGTCAGCGGTAAAGCGGGCAGCACAGTGCAGAATCTGACATTAAACCAAGCAGCTAGACAATTCTCCGCAGATAAAGCCGGGGAGATACGCCGAGTTATCCAGGCTGGAGTAGTTGAAGGCTCGACCGTTCAATCTTTGACGAGAGATATTGTTAGTGTTACCAATCGAAACAAGCGGCAAGCCGAGACACTGGTTCGCACCAGCGTGAATCACATCTCATCGGAAGCTCGCTCCGCAGTAAACCGGGCGAACGATGATATCCTAAAGGGCGAAGAATGGGTGTCGGTTCTGGATGGTCGAACGACAATCGGCTGCGCTATTCTTGATGGCAAGATACTCGGATTCGATGAGCCGCCATTTACTCCGCGTCATTGGAACTGTCGCAGTTTTCGCGTATCAGCACTAGATGATCGGTTTCAAGAGAGCGGGCTTGGGGGAACTCGGGCCAGCATGGATGGGCCAGTATCCGCGAAACGAACATATAGCGGATGGTTAAAAGATCAGTCAGCGGAATTTCAAGATCAAGTGCTCGGCAAAGGTCGAGGCAAGTTATTCCGCTCTGGAAAGATAAAGCTCGACCAGTTCGTCGATCAGAACTATAACCCGGTATCACTAGAGCAGCTTAGTGTTCTCGATGCCGCGCAATAGGCAACGAGTAGCGAGATTCGCTAATATCTAGCAAATATGTTCACATTTGGCGAATAGTGCTATAATCCACGGAACGCTGCGGGGCAGCATAAAAATGTACGGGGTACAGAGCATGGGTTTACAATATGCAGTCGATGATCTCGCCGATCTCGACGAAGCAGTTCAATCTCTATACGAACAGGAAGGTGATCGCTATATCTTGAGAGTCGAAGGAATCCCAGAACCAGAGGATACCAGTGGACTCAAAACCAAAGTTCAGCAGTTAATGGACGAGGCGAAAGATGCGAAGCGACGCGCTAAAGAATTAGAGTCGCAGAAACAGCAGCAGGAGATGGAGACCGCTCAGGAAAAGGGCGAGTTCAAGAATCTCTGGGAACAAGCTCAGGCGAAGCTCGCCGAGAAAGACGCAGAGCTGCAAGAGTTCACGACAAAGATACAACAGAAAGACATTAATATCGCTGCTCGCGGTATTGGCTCGCAACTTGCGAAGTCAGACGCCAAACGAGCGGAGGTATTGGCCGACTACGCAAGCAAGTACGCTCGGCACGACGGCGAGAAGGTTCAGTTTTTAGTGGGCGGGATGGAAGTAGACCCATCCGCTCTGATGGATCATCTCTCGAAGGAATATCCGTTTTTGGTTGACGGCTCATCGGCCACCGGGGGTGGTGCGACGAGTTCTGCAAGTAGCGGGGCTACGAAATCACTTAATCGAGCCGACTTTGATAAGATGGCGGCATCCAAGAAGATGCAGTTCGTCAAAGACGGCGGCATCATTTCAGACTAAGACTAAATAGGTAAATAAATCATGAACACTTTAACAAATCTAACTCCAGACCTGTATGAAGCGCTTGATACCGTTTCGCGTGAGCTGGTCGGTATGATACCTGCGGTAACACTCGATGCTAACGCAGAACGTGCGGCTAAAGGTCAAACAATCCGCAGCGCAGTAGCTCCTAGTTCATCTGCTGCTGATATCACTCCAGCTCAGAAAGCGCCCGACACTGGCGATCAAGTCATCACCAATAAAACTTTGAGCATTTCAAAGTCTCGCGGTGTGGCTATTCGCTACAATGGCGAAGAGCAGCGCGGTCTAAATACTGGCCCTGGATATAACAGCATTCTTCAGAATCAATTCGCCCAGGCGATGCGTACTCTGACGAATGAAGTTGAATCTGATCTCACAGCTCTATATTCATCTGCTTCTAACGCATACGGAACTCCTGGCACTACGCCTTTTGGCACTGCTGGTGATTTCAGCGATGCGTCTTTTGCTCTCAAGCTGCTCAAAGATAATGGCTCGCCGCTGACTGGTAATCAGCTAATCGTAAGTTCTGCTGCTGGTGCTTCTATGCTCGGTCTGCAAAGCCGCACCGACGTCCAGGGCAACGATTCAATGTTGCGTCAAGGCGTTATGCTTTCGACCGCTGGTATGGATATCCGCGAATCAGCACAGATCAACGCGCACACTAAAGGCACTGGCGCGAACTACGTGACAAACGGCACATTCGCAGTCGGCGCAACAGCTATCGCAATCGACGGCGGTACTGGCACTATCTTGGCTGGTGACACAATCACTTTCGCTGGCGATGCTAACAAGTACGTCGTATCAGAAGCACTTGCTACTGGCACAGTGACTATCGCTGCTCCCGGTCTGAAAGCTGCTCTCGCTGATGGTGTAGCAGTAACAGTCGGCAACGGCTACGCTGCAAACATGGCGTTCAACCGTGATGCGATCGTTCTGGTAACACGCGCTCCGGCTCGCCCAGTTGAAGGCGATCTTGCTGAGGACGTAATGCTTATGACTGATCCTCGCTCCGGTATCACTTTCGAAGTCTCGATGTACAAAGAGTACAGACAGGTTCATTTTGAAGTGGCACTCGCTTGGGGCGTCGCAGCCATCAAGCCAGAGCATATCGGCATCTTGCTAGGCTAAAAGTGATCGCGGGGCGTCTTCGGGCGCTCCGCATCATTAACGGAGGACAATATGGCATCAATCCCAACAGTACAAATCGACCGGGATGGTCAAAAGGTTATTATTAACGAATCCGATTTCGATTCAAAGACAATGACGCTATTCGGTGAAAAGCCAGCGGCCAAGCCGAAGGCAGCGCCGAAAAAGACTCGCAAGGCTAAAGCGGAGAGCTAAATGGCTACCATTATCGTCGAAGACGGCTCAATAGTCGCTAACGCGAACAGCTACGTCACTACTGCCGAGTTCACTCAGTATTGTGCTGATCGAAACATTACGATCTCTGGCACTTACGGCGATGAATCGGAATTGCTTATCCTGGCGATGGACTATTTCGAGCAACAGCCTTTTCGCGGAATTAAGTATATCGAGACTCAGCCGCTCCAGTTTCCTCGTTCGGATTTATGGATAGATGGCTATCTCACAGATTCAGACCAGATACCGCAACTGGCTAAAGATGCCCAGATTACTATCGCTATCTCTATCATGGCGGGCAATGATCCGCTCTCGACAGTAGGTCGAGCGGTGAAGCGCGAAAAAGTAGATGTAATTGAGGTCGAGTATATGGATAACGCTTCTATCTCTACCGTTATTCGAAGTATCGGCAATGCAATGCGTAAACTGGTCACATCGAGCACTGGCGGCAATAATATCCGAACTATTCGAGGCTGATATGGCGATAAATTACACATCGCTCCAGGGCACAGCGACTCGATTGCTAAAAGACAATGGGCAGGTGGTGCAGTTCGCATATAAGACCGGGGAGATTATTGATCCGGCTACCGGGCAGGTCACAACACCAGCTACCAATAACACGATCGATGCATTTGCGATTGTTCGTCGTTATGATAACGAAGAGGTAAACGGCTCGACAGTTCTCGCCTCTGATCTGCTACTGATAATTAACAATATCGCAACTGAGCCGGATGTAGCCTGGACTGTGACTGTCGATTCAAAGATTTGGCGAGTTATGAGCGTTAGAACTCTAAGCCCGGCAGGTACAAATATTGTCTACTATGTGCAGATTAGAATATGAGCGCGGCAGAGAAAGATATTAACACGGCGCTATCGGTACGTTTGGCAGAATTCCAGACAGCCGGAAACCCGCCGATCGCTTATGAGAATGCGGCATTTACTCCAGTTGACGGCGTACTGTATTTGCTAGAGACTTTTATTCCGAACATTAAAGATCAGCTCGGACTCGGCCATTCAAGTGCCGACGATTATGAAGGTTTGTATCAGGTCACAGTAAATGATTCACGAAGTAATAGAAGATTCACGGCACAAGAACAGGCGCGGTTGCTTATGCTACATTTTCCGCGTGGCGCTGAATATACTTTTAACAGCGTAAAAGTTAAAATCACCAGCGCAAGAGTCTCACAGGGTGTCACCGAAGAGGGCTGGTATTCTGTCCCGGTGACTATCGAGTGGCGGGCAATAGTAT